TAGTACAGCGGTGATAACCGCTGACTCATCTGAGTAGCCACGAAGCGTGTATAGGCGTGACTGTGTAGCCGTACCTTGCTTTATGTTAGTGGCTCTTGAGCCATGCTTCTCTGTTATAGGTTGGTTCGACATTACTGCTCCCGAAGGTTATTAAGGTTTAATTAAAAGTGACTCTAGTGCATACTTCTTTAGCTGCACGTTAATCTGACGTAGCTCCGACTCTTGTCGATGCTGTGAGTCTAGGTTCTGCTTGTGGACGTCGTTCTGCTTCTCAGCAAATTGACGCATGACGCCTTCGCCACCTAGTCCGCCAATACCCTCTCGTGTAATCTTACGAGTGGTTTCAGACATACGAGAGAACTTAGCCGACTCTCGGCCAGTCTCAGCATCAGCTTCAACCTTAGCAATAATGCCAAGCTGTCTTAGATGCTCACGCGCGACTTCGATTTTGCCTTTTCTGTCAGCCTCATGAGCAGCCTTCATGCGTGCAAGCTCATCCCGCTGAGATTTCTTTTTGCGGCTCTCTTCTTTAGCGAGTGCCTTATCTCTCTTAAGCCTTAGCTTATTTCGCTGGTCTTCTATCTGCTTGTTTCTCCAAGCCAGACCTTCCTTGTCTCTACCTTCCTGAGCAGCAGCGTGCTGTGCCTGCTTGAGAAGTATATCTCTAGCTTCCTTTTCTTTCTCAAGTTGTTTCAGTCTTCGGTCGTTACTATGGAAGAAGCCAGTGCCCTTCTTTTTCTCTAGCTGCCTGTCGTACTCACCCATTTCGTCAAAGAGCTTGAGTGAGTTCGACCCAGTTACGTCTGAGATACCGCCTAAAGAGGAGACGTACACAATCGCATCGACTACATCACCTATGAGGCTGGCTAGCATTGAGAAGCCTCTGTATATTGTTCGAAGCCATGTGACGAATGAGCCGTTCTGGAAGTCATTCAGGGCCGTTACGAAACCTTTAACTCCCTCGCTCATGTTTTTCATCAATGTTCGCCAACCTGTTTCGAGAGAGAGTGTAAGAGCCTCCCAAGACTTTCCCCAATCTCCGGCCATAGCGAAGCCTATAGCAGCTTTAATCCCGTCTGCTATGACGATGCCTCCAGCCTTTGCACCTTTAGCAAAGCCTGAGAAAACGGCTCCAGTCATAAATTCCGAAGCGAGTTTGTAAGAAGCCTGAGCTTCAGAGCCAGTGACTCCAACTACAACACCTTCGACCAAAGTAAGGGCTATGGCTTGGGGACCCCACTCAGTTACTTTAAAAGCATTCACCATACCCTTCATCATAATGCTAGGAGTTTTCTGAACGCCTGATAGTATCTTCGCGTTTAACTGCTTAATTATCTCAGAACCCATCTTAGCTCCTCCCTGCTTAGGGAGAACTTGAGACAGATTAACTCTTTTAGCGTTTTGGTATACAGCCTGTCCAGTTCTAAGAGCAGCACCCCTCTGTTGGGCAATAGCGTTTCTAGCAGCGTATTGAGATTTGAGAGTGGGACCTGCCTGTCTTGAAATCGTCCCGCCAGCTCCGACATTACCTCTCTTAACGCCTGCTGTGAGCAAGTCGTCGGATACTACGGAGCTAACACCTTTCTCGATACCTTTTATTAGGTCGTCGGCGACGTCGAACATCGCAGCCTTGCCGGACGCTCCTGCGCTAAACATCTTTCGAGCCCCGCCAGCATTACCAGCGATTGCTCCATCGTAAGCTGCGCTCACACCAGCCGGAAGACTTCTACCGACAGAAGACTTAGTAGCTCCCGCTATCTGTCTAGCAGATAAGGATGTGCCTGTCTCGAATAGTTTTTCGTTAGCTGCTCTAGTAACCTTTTCGAGACTAGCTAGGTTTAGAGATTTACGCTTAGCCTCTATTAAGACAGCTTCTGCTACTGCCGATTTACGAGTATTCCTAAGTGCCGTTGCTGCGGCTCTAGCTGCCTCTGCTCGAAGTTTGGCACCTTGTCTGCCATAGCCCAACTGCATCTTAGCCATGTTAGCAGTAGCTTTAGCCACTTTGTTTATGGACTGACCAATCTTGTCGTAGCCCTTTGACATCTTAGTCAGTGCCTTGGGGTTGCCCAATGCCATTGAGCCGACGAGAATCTTGTTTAGCTTAGATACAGCGATTCCGGCACCAGCAACAGCGGCAGTGGTTTTTCCGGCTGCGTATGCGCCTATGCCTAGGAAGGCTAGGAAGCCAGTCCCTGCTGTAGAGGCCATAGATAGTGATGTAGCTGTAGCAATCATCACCCCAGTAAACTGGATGAGGCCCCTAGCTACTTTGGGTATGAGGTCTGCTATATGCTGCAATAGCTCTTCGTTATTACCTAAGTCTTTTATGAACTGGGTTATCGTAAGAGTTGCCTTCTGTACGCTGCCAGCTAGTTTATCTCCGATGGCTAGCCAGACGTTTTCTGCGGCTGAGTATAGCTTTCTGAAGCTACCTCCGATACCAGCGTCCATATCTTCAGCGGCTTGCTCTGCCGTGCCAAAAGAGTTCTTTAGCTCCTTGGTGAATTGGTCTAGTTCTTTCTTGGAGCGTCCTAAGATAAGAGCAGAGGATATACCGACCTTACCGAACGCCTTCTTGTATTTCTCGAACTTCTCGACATCAGTCATGTCCTCAGTGGCTTTACGGAATTCTTGTAGAATGTCTCCGAAGTCTCGGAACTCTCCTGCTGTATCCGTAAGGTCGATGTCCAGAGCCTCGGCTGTCTCAGCACCTCTAGTAGTCAACTGGAGGAACGCAGCTCTAAGCTGAACACCAGCACGAGAACCGCGAATACCGTTGTCTGCCATAACAGCCAACATAGCGGACACACGCTCAATCTCCATGCCTGCATCACGAGCTGTTGTGGCTACATAGTTATTAGCTTCACCGAGGTCGATTAGGTTTTGGTTAGAGTTGTTAACTGTATAGGCTAGTACGTCGGAAGCTCTTCTCGCATCTTCTACGCTAAGACCGTAGGCGTCCATAGCTGACTGAGCGATTCTAGCGGAGTCTGCCGTGTCCTCAGACATAGCACGAGCGAGGTAAAGTACGTGTTTTGTTATTGCCTGAATCTCTTTAGCACTCTTACCGCCTTGGGCTAGGACGATAGCTAGGTCAGCTACCTGCTTAGCTGTAAAAGCTGTCTCTTTACCCAGCCTAGCAATCTCATCTCTAACGCCTTTGAACTTGTTCCCGTCGAAGGCGATACCAATTTTAGCAGCTAGGTTTCGGAGGGCATCATCATATGCAGCAGTTTCCTGCATCAGCCTAGTTAGTCCGAAAGCCATAGCTCCGGTTGCTGCGGCACCAATCATGCCGAACCTCTTAGCGGCACTAGAGAGTTTGTTTAGGCTTAGTGTGGCTTTTGATAGACCTCCGGCCATGTTGTTCTTAAGGGACAGTATTACGTCGACTCTTGACTTAGCTCTAGGCATAGCCTATCTCCCGTATATTCGATTGAATTTCTTCAATGTTGGCTTAACTGTGATGCTCGCATAAGGTCGAGCAACGTACCTAGCAGATGACCATTGGGTTGGGTACTTACCGCCATTCCCTGTGATTCTGCTCCACACGCTTTGTACTTCAGCGGTGCGGTCTGTTGATAATGTTTTTACTTTTCCGGTTCCGCCAAACTCAAGCATCTCAGGGATGTTGAATCTACTGTTCTTAGAACCTTTTGATTTGAATTGTTTAGGTCCGATTGCGTATGTGTCTGGGTCTAGCTTAGTAAAGACAATCGTCCTGATACCCCATTGCCTACCCTTCGTGTGGTAGTGGGGAGCTTTTGGTGGCTTAGAGCGAGTCCTCATTGTTGAGGTGACTCCCCTCTGAGCATTCCTGCCTGAGAATCTAGAAGGCTTCTTCTTAACAGAACCTTTCTTAAATCCTCGTCTCATTACAGTACGACAATAAGCGGCGGCCCCCCTGAGGTACTTTCGGGCTTCCCGAATTTCACCTTTTGCGAGACCGTCGCTCCATTGCCTGATACTGCGATTTGACAGAGCCATCCGTCTACCTACACCTTTATAAGAAGGCATGGTTATTGATATTGAAACCTTGACACCTCTTGGCATCATGTTTGGTTTCTTCATTAGACTAGACAGCATGTCATCTCCTACTTCTGTGGGAATAAGTGTTTAAGACTACGCATTGCAGACTTAGTTTCTACCTTCGTAGCTTTCTGTGGCTTATCTATCACGGAGAACTTATCGAAGTGCTCCTGCTTAGTATCCTTACTGCCAACAAACTTAGAAAGTGTTAAGAGCTGGAACGAAAGACGTTCCCATCTTTCACGCTCTGCGCCCTCCCTCATGAGAAGTAGTTGCCAAAACTGAAAGGACCAAGGCTCTACGCCTACGGCCCCAGCAGATTTGAATAGGAACTCCTCGACCTCAATAGCAGTTAGTTGCTCTCCATCTCCTTCTGAATCGTCTGTTCTAACTTGCCCATCATCTCTTCCTTGTTCCGAAGAGTCTCCGCTGCCACTACTCTCCCCAGCTCGTTCAGTCCCTCGTTCGTCGCGTCGACTAAGTTGCGAAGAGCTTCTCTGCGACTGGGATGTGAAAAATTTATGATGGCCTCCACTAGAGCTTCAGCGGAACTTTGCATTGCATCTCCGTCGAATCCTTCATAGAAGTCTTCCATTGAGATACCTTCTCGCTCGCGCTCTTTGTCTGTAAGGATGCCGATTAGCTGTAGAAAGAATGTTACATCTTCCATAGCTACTAGCTTTTGGAGCCAGCTATCGTCATTGAATATGTTTCCAATGTCTACGTTAAGCTCCTGCTTCATTTTCTGGTATTCGAGAACAGTGATGACAAGAGACCAATGACGGTCTTTTGAGTCAATAAATACGTTCTTTGGTAAATCACTCATAGTTAGAATCTCCCCGATTCAAAGTTAAAATTCTGTAAGGTCTTCTTCGATAACTTCCATGACTTCGTCTTGCTCGACTTCAATCACTTCAGCTTGCTTAGCTACATAATCTTGTAGGTCTCTAACAGCTACTCGCCGTGGGAAACCGATAGCCTCTGCCAACTCTTTATTAAGTACGACAATTGTGTGAGGCTGCATCCGTAGTAATGCTTCTGGAATCATATTAGTATCTCCGTTAAAGGAAAAAGATAGCCCACCACTGTGATGGGCTATCAAAGCAGTTCACAAAGAACTAGCTAACAACGTACCACTGTGGGTTTGTTGTAGGGTCAGTTGCTGGAGGAACTGCTGGGCGGAAAGTAACGTCTACAGTGCATCCGTCAGTCAAAGGCTGAGCGAAAGAGTTGCTGTATACGTTTGCCCAGAAAACGAATCCTTCGCTACCAGTTGTAGCAATAGGTCCGTCCATAACAGCGATAAGGATAGGCTTACGAGCCAAGAACTGGTCGCGCAAGTCTTGAATCTTAGTGTCGCCGTTCTCGTAAGTCATCGTCATTGAAGACTCAAGAGTGAGCAAAGATGGGCAGGTTGTCTTGAAGACAGAACGACGGTCAGAAGTATCAGCTTCGTCAGCAGATGCGTCAGTCGTAACGTCACGGGCTACGTCAACTTCGGTCCAGGCAGCGGAAGCAAGTGTTCCGGCTTCTAGAGAAGCTTCGTAGTAAAATTTGGCGTCTAAGCCTAGTTCACAACTCATAGGGTTGTCCTTTTACGTTTGTGGGTGTAAGTGAAATCAGTAACGGAGAAGAAGACGTTAGCCTCTCGCAACATTTGAATGTCGTAGACAGCTTCCATTTCGTACGGCATGAGTAGACAAGCCATTCCGTTAGTGATAGTTAATTGCATATTGTTGGGATTAGCCAGATGGTTCTGGATGTCCTCACACAGCTTAATAGCCGTGTCGTAATCGCCTTCTGAAGTACAAGGATAGTGAAGAGCGACTCCGATACTATAGTCAAGTGTTTCATTGACTCGGTCGAACTCTCTAATCTCTTTGCCTTGTATAGTGACGATTATTTTAGGGTTAGCTCTTAAGTCCGAAGACTTCTCCACTTCAGGGAGAACATGCCGTTCGATTACGCAAGTCCCAAAAGTCGTCTCTTCTAGTTTTGCTTTTACGGCATCCAGTATTTGTATAGCTAGAGCACTCATTATATCTCCTTCGTATGAACTCGATAAACATTTCGTTGTTCACCATGAAAGACATATGGCTCCTCGGCTGCAATGGCTGTTACTTGGAAGGTTAATGGCTGACCATCAACTACTTCGGTTATAACATCATGCCTAGCAGGTCGCGAGGTTTGGGCATCACCAGTGAAGATATAGTCTGCTACATCAATGTAGTAGTCTCTCGACTTGGTGTATAGCGTAGTACCATCGTCTTCATAGGTAATAGAAGAGGAAGTACCAACGGTGGCGACAACCACCTCGGAAGCCTTAAGACCTCGCGAGATGGTTATCTGTGAGCCACCAATGGACTTCTGTGCTTTCCTAGCAGCGTTAAAGGCACGCTTGACAGGATTAGACACTAGCTAATTGCGCTTTCGCTGTTGCTGATAGCGTCAGTTGTGACGATACGGATACCAGCTACGTTGTCAACCATAGGAGCAGGTGAACCAATTACGTTGGTTGCAGTTCGCGACTTGCGAAGTTGCTCTTGGGTCTTCTTGGTCATAATCATGACGTTAGGACCAGCTCCAGCAGGGAATCGCTCAAGAGCTGAGAAAATCAAGTCGTCAGTCAATGGGTTCGAAGCGTCGATGTTGCAGATACGAGCTGTCGAGTAGAGAGCACCGTACTGAGCACCAAACCAGCTACCGGCTGGAGTGTAGTAAGATGGGAAGTGCTTACCAGCGTTGTCCAAAGTGTCTTGGATACGGGTCTCGCCCAACTCAACTGCCATTCCTTCGCCCTTGTAAACCATGCAGTTTTCTGCATCGCTAACACGCATCAAGTAAACTGAGCTTCCGCCAGTTCCGCCAGCGTTGATAACCATTTCAGCAGCAAGGTTGTCTAGGTTTCCGTTGTCAGCAAGTCCGTTGAATCCGCCAGCTTTTCCGCCAACAGTTCCGTTGATGAACTGAGTCTCAAGTGTGAAGAGAGCAGACATAACGTGTCGTCGTCCTTCGCGTGCGATAAGGGCTTCCTTACCACCTTTCTTCCAAGCCTGAGCAACAGCAACGTCGACGTTCCAAGAGAAGTCTAGGTGCTTAAGCTCAAGGCTTCGGATGCTGTCAACCGAGTGGTCGAATTCGCGTCCAGCGTACTCGCCGCGGAAATCCACAACGGGAAGCTGAGTCAAAACGCTGTACTTGTGGAAAAGTCCGTTCGAGGACTCAACAGCAGGAAGCATTGAGATTACAGGTGCGGCTGCTCGTACTTCGTTCAACTCTTTGCCAGAAAGGTCAAGAGCGTCAGATACGAGGTCGGAAATTGTTAATAGGTCATCTGCCATTTTAAAGGCTCCTAAAATAAAAAAGTGTGTGATGCTCACCAACACGAGGTGAGCTAGAAAGTGTTAGGGTTTAGGCAAAGCGAATCTTGTTAGCAAGACCCTTGCCTTTTGCTATTACGTCGTCTTCGTCGCCAACAGAAAGAGCAGCAGGCTCTTCTTGCTGAGCTACAGATAGTTCTTGTCGCAATCGCTCAATCTCTTCTTTCTGAGCTGCGATGAACTGGCCTTGTGCCTCAGAGAAGTTAACTTCTCCAAGAAAGAAATCAACTCCAGCGTCCTTGCCGAATGCTGTGATGTACTCTTGAAGTCCAGCTTTGTAGTCTTCGTTGAGGGGTGAGCTGAATGGTGACTTCGAAGGGTCGTGAGCTTCTTTAACAGGAGCTTCTTCAACTTCTTCGACTTCTTCTTCGATGACTTCTTCGATGACTTCTTCGACAGCTTCTTCAACAGGAGCTTCTTCGATGACTTCTTCGATGACTTCTTCGACTTGCTCTTCTTGAATCTCTTCAACAGGAGCTTCTTCAACAGGAGCTTCTTCGACGACAGGAGCTTCTTCAACAGGAGCTTCTTCGACAACAGGAGCTTCTTCTACAACAGGGGCTTCTTCGATTGGCTCTTGCCCTTCGGCAAAATTAATCTTCATAAGTTCTAGTCCTTGTGTGGATAGGAAACGTGATGTGAATTGGGCAAGCCTGTCTGCGTCGACACCAAAAACTTGCTCAGTAGGTTTATCTTTAGATAGTCCGAATGCGTAAGCGATTAGCTGGTTAGCAGCTTCGAACGTCTTATCCTTGTGGAACAGTCCATCGGGGTTAGCGGCAGGCTGGTCTACAATGTCCACAAAGCGAAGTTCGCCAAGTCGGACGTGTGGATAGTTATTAACATTCCTAGCATCGGGTGATGAAGGATTAGCTTCAGCGAACTCTTGCTCAGCTTCAATGTCGCGTGAGAACGCAATCGAAGCACCGAATGACTCAGGGTCTTCAGCAGCTAGTTCGAGAAGGAAGCCAGCTAGGTCACCATCAGGTGACTTATGAGCAGACTTGTAGAAGTGGAGGTCTCCACGTACTTTGCCGTCGCCTGAGCTACGGAACTCAACACGGCCTAAGCCGCGACTAAGTCCATCAGCACTCTGGCTAGGATGAGTGTATCGAGATACAACTCCTTTCTTCTTCTTAGCCAACTCAGTTCCTACTTGTTCGATGAACTGGTCATCTACCCAAGCCTGATGGCCGAGAGCTTCACCAGTCGTGATGACTGCGAAGTTCTTGATGTACCCAGCGTTAAAGTTTCCACCAGTCTTAGAGACTTCAGGAACCCACTGGGGGTTTGTCGAAATACCGCCTCTGAATAGAGTTGGCTCTCGCTCAATAGTCTTTGTCATTGTTGTCCTCTTCTTGTTGAGGTTCGTGTGATATAAGTCCTAGCTCTTCGCAGACCTTCTCTTCGCGAGCAAGGGTTCTAACGACTGTTTCCCAATCGTCCCCGTATCGCTCTTTGCGAATCTCAGTGCGAGAACGTAGTTTATTCTCAATAGCTAAGATGTCAGCATTGACTTCCTGTTGAGGATTCCAATACTCGATTCCCCTAGGTGTCCATGTCCAAGGCCCCTTGTCAATATCGAAGGAAGCTGGTAGCTGAATCTCACCCTTGAGCTGACCAACCTTAAGACGCCAGCTAAGCCACTGGTTCCTAAAGTCTACTTGGTCTTCCCGCCATGGCTCTACTGAGCGTAGGTAGAGGATGAGAGCTGAACGACTGCCAAAGAAGTTGGTGTGGTTCTCTTCCCAGAATGAGTAGGGTATGCCAAGTGACTTAAGCACTAGGCTGCTCATGTGCTGCCAGAATGCCTGTGTGTCAGCCTCAGGAGTATTAGTCGAGAGGAACTTAGCATCTTCGCCTTCGTCTAGGTCCAGAATCTGTGGGCCCTTGTCGAAAGATACGTCTCGTGGTCCAGCATTAGCATCTGAAGCATCTACGCCACCATCAGCTTGGAAGCCTAGGTCAGCATTGCGTGTGACAGCCATAGCGAACAACTGAGCCACTTTAGACTTAGCAAGTGCATAGTCATAAGACTCATGTAAGTCCTTGAGAGTGTCGATAGCCGCAGCTAGCGGGCTAACGCCACGAACTTGGTCAAAGCGGTCATAGAAGCCAAGAGGGATGACTTTAGCTGCTGAGACATTCTTCTCGAACACGTATTGTGTTTCCTGCCGTGAGTGGATAGAGTACATCAAAGGCTTTCCAACCTTGTTGATTTTAACTCCATGAACCCAGTTGAACATCTCAGGATTGTCTGGGTCGACATAGCTGTAAGTCGAGCCTTCCATGTTCCGTACCTTGTCAGACTCAATAGCCTGAAGGTATCCACCGCGAACTCGGATGCTTAGCATGTCGCCGTCGACGAGTCGAGCAGCTTCAGCAAGTCTAGCATAGCGGTTTAGGTTGTATCGACCAGATACGTCAAAGTTTTCCTTCTTAGAGGCCATTGCGACAAACTCATCTAAAGTCTTGTCGAAGGCTTCGTCGCCAGTGTTGGCTTGGAAGGTATGGTCACAAACGAAGTCAAGATGCTTAGCAATAGCCCAGCGAGTCATTACGAAGTTTCTTCGCATGTCTCTGGTTGTGGCCTGTAAGATTTTCCTGTCGTTCTTCTTTAGGTTACCATCTTCAGAACGGATAGTTCTGCGTGGGCTCTTCCTGCGTCCAGTGTCTTGCACTGCATCGTAAGAAAAGTTTGTTATGCCTCTGGAGTATTCTTCCTGAGACTCTGAAAGCCAGTCGTCCATTTGTCTCTCCTATCTCAAGTTAATTCTATTGAATAGAGGTCGACGAGCTGGTCTCCCCTCAAGTTCTCGTAGTTCAGCCTGTAGGTCTCTAAGACGCTCACGAGCTGAGTCTAGGTCGAAGACAGTAGTTTCACCGTCAACGGATACCGTAGATGCCCCAGAATTGAGTATCGTCTCTAAGTTGTCTATGGCAAGTTTTAACTCAGCCTTACTTTTCGCCATTACAAAACTCCTTAAATTTACTAGGTGACAGATACCCGATATTCGAATTCTTATACCACTTACCATCGGACTTTTTCTCGAACCGAATGAGCTGTGGGATACTGCTAGAAACTGACAACTTCTTGCCGACTTCTGAGTTGTACTCTACTACTACAATGTTGCAATCTTTAGGTAATTTACCCTCGGCAGCAGCCTTGGTTATATCACTCTTAAGTTGCTTACATGGTCCACACCATGAAGCTGAAATCAGGACGACTAGCTTTCGGCCAGTCTCACGACTGTTCTTAGCAGCAGCGGCATAGTCCTTCTTATAGAACTTACCTTCAGTTACGGTGCGCTTACTCACGTTAGTTCCGAAGTCTGCTGAGACTGCTGAAACGGCACAAAGGCCAAGACAGAAAGCTAAAAACATTCGCTTAGTCATAGTGAAATATCCTGATTAGTGTCGACGCAGCCTCTGGCTATCGTCTGGTGTGAGTCAGTGAAAATTACTTCGCAATCGAAGAGAGCTTCGCCAACTGGGAGAAGAGAAGTAGAAGAGTTAAGTAGCGTTACTTCAACTGTTGTGCCTACTACAGCAGCAGATACTCCAGCGTCAGCAGTGCTGATTAGGAGGTTCTGATTCATGTCTCGGATAGTGAAGTTTATGTCAGTTACGCCAGACAAGTCTTTGCCAGCGTCAAATACCAGCTTAGGCCATGAGATTCCATCGAAGTTGTCGCCTCGTATAATAGAGAGCGATGATGAATCAGGCTGAGCTGAAAATACAGTTGTGAGTGGTGTAATCTTAGATAAGATTGTAGTGAGCTTCTCGTCGGTAGAACCAGCGGCGTGATACTCACTAGCGTTGATAACCTCTTCATTGGTTCCAGAGAAGTGTGCTTCGTAAGAAGCGATTCCGAAGCCAGTTAGGTCATCGACGATGACTAGCCTGTATCCACCAGATAGGTTAGTAGTGCCGAAGGTCGCTCGGTACAAGCCTGTCTTGTTCGATACAGTAGCTATAGTGACTTCATCAACAGTAGAAGCCGTAGCTACAACAGCGTAAGCATCGTTTAGAAGTACAGCAGTTAAAGCTCTATCAGGAGCCGCAGCCGCATTAACATATTGTGCCATAATTGGCTCCTTATAAAAGAAACAGCCCACCCGCGAAAGAGCAGGCTGCATTAGTTAAGACTAGGGTACGTCAGTGACAATATTAGCCGCAGTCATGTTGTACATGACCATAGTGGCCGTACCTGATGCGTCTTGTATATTAGGGTATGTGTCTCCATCTCCCATTCGCCACCAGTGGTCTGGGCTGAACGACTCTAGGTCACGAGGTGAGCCTGAGTTGTAGATGTTACTGACGTCTGAAGACAAGTCAGCAGGGTGGATTGACACTTCGTCCAAATAACCGCCCCTCATAGTGTTACCAGAAACAAACCTACCAAGGCGTAAGTTCTGCCCAACGATAGCTCCCGACCAACCATAGTTGCCATGTGCTGTCGTGTTTGTTGGCTCGACTCCGTCAATAAATATTTTGAATCTGTTGTAATAGGAACTTAAACTTCCAGAACTAGCACCCGTAGTACCACCGTCATAAGTGACCATGACGTGATTCCATTGGGAATGTGTAAGGGTGTCCGCATCTGTTTGAATTTGTAGGTAGTTGTTCCCCGAACCATAACGTAATCGTATTTTGGAGGTGGCTACTTGCCTTATCTCGATGTAGCCATTGTTGGTCGTGTCATTGTTACCAAAGTAGAATAAGCATTGACCGTTAGAAATGTTAGCGGGCTTAATCCAAAAAGATATTGTCCAAGCATCAGAAGCGCCTGAGCCATTGCTGGCACGTTCTAATGCGGTAGCTAATGCTGCGTTAGCACCCATGTAATCTTGAGTGTCGAAGAACACAGATTTACTATCTTGGAAAGGTGGGTCGGATACAGTCAGTGCAATCGTCTCAGTGGCCTCACCAAAGTAGTTTATTGCCTTAGCACTAATGTTGTACGTCCCTTCAGCCAAAGAAGAGCCACCGATTAACTTTCTGACGTTACCTTCAACGGTTACGACGCCAGAAGGAAGGTTGCTCCACTCATAGCCAACACCGTAGGTAGCTACAAGTTCGTAGTTAAGAGTGTCTCCCGTCGTCAGAGCGATAGATGATGCGGATGTTATGACTGGAACCGAGCCAGAAGCAGAGCCGCCTGTAGCACTTGCCTCTGTGTTAATGTAGTTAATAACTTGGTCTCTTGTATATCCAAGAGTATCGACTAGGTCTTGCCCAGATTCGTTTTGTACGCGAGTAATCTTAAGTCTCTTAAACAGTTTACGGAAAGACCCATCGCTGTTCTCTCTGTCCAATCTGACGATGACGATTCTATCACTCTCAGTGTCGTGAGCAGAGGCTTGAATAGTGCCTAAGAACTTAGGCTCTACGCGAGAGTTATCAAACAGGATACACCCCTTGGCGGTGTCTGAGTAGATTTTAATTTTAGACATTACTACCTCTTAAAGTTGGATGTACCATGTTAGCGCACGCATACGCAGCGTACCTTCGACAGATGCTTTGACCTGAAACCGACACTTACCAGCGTCACCTACTCCGTTCGTGTCGATTGTGTCGACGACAAAGAAGGATAGCATGGGTTCGATAGCGTACTCAATGTCTGCGCCCTGAGTCATGTTTAAAGATACTTCCTCAATAGCGAAGTCTGCACTAGGTGTAGTACCTGAGTGGCGATTGAACAGAAGACGGGTCTCTAGTTGAGACTCATCCACATCTGGCTCGAAAGTCATAGATGCACGAAAGTTAGCGTGAGCGTGTAGGTCAAGACCTTCTAGGTCGAAGATGATTGGGTCTGCTTGAGTACCAGCACCAGTATGACCAGCAGGCTGTGCTGCTTTCATTGTGCTTGGTCGGTTATCAAACAATCCGAGAGCATCAGTTGTGATGTTCACGTCAACCCAAGTGTTAGTATCTTCTAACGCAATCTCAGTCTCAGTAGCTACGCCACCTGTAAAGTAAAAGTTAGATAGTAATCCGTAGTAGCCTTGCGTGTAGTCACGAGCTAAGATAAGGTCGCTCGACTGCAAGCCAGCAACGGGAGTACCGTTCTGAGTTACAGCCTGATTAGCTCCGTTGATGAATAAAGCCATTAGTTAACCCCCAAGTCTGCGTAGACAATGGTGAGGCCATACTGAACTGAGTCAGCGTTGGCATACTCAACCTTGAAGATGTCGCCAGCTTCTAAGAACATAGGCTCTGTGTAGAACACGCTAGTAGCGTCCTGCATTTCAGTTGCAAGAGTTGTACAAGCAAACTCAACGCCTTCATTCGGGTTCTGTACTGAAAGAACTAAGTTACCAGCCGATGTAGGTGCTGAAGTAGTACCCAATCGAAAGTTGATAATCTTAGTGCGCGATGTTGCGGTGAATGAAAACGCTATTTGACCGCTGCCGCTTTCACGGAGAGTCTTCTCTCCAATCAATGCCCCGACTGCCGCTTGTGAAGAATGCTTGTGATTAGCCATTGTTTAGTTGTCCTCTTGTTGTACGTCCCATTCTGGACGAAGTTCTACTAAAGTTAAGGTTCCGTCTGCCCAAGTGTAAGCTCCAGCAGTTAGATGTCTTGGCTCGACTAGTTGCGTAAAGCCCTCTGAGTCGATAGCCATGAAGTGCGCAGCCTGTGCGACTGAGTCAGTAAGCATCATCTGAAACTTAGCTGGGTCCGCGTCAATGATGGCCTGCATGTCTTCCATAGAGCGAGCGTTCTCGCCGTGGGTTACAGGAGCGCACCAGCAAACGTCTAGCTGCTTGGCCCATTCCGAAACTTGCCGCTTAAATTCGCGGTCTGCTCGGACTAGGATGTTATTAAGTATAGTAGCCGCATCTGGGCTAACTGGGGGTATCTCGTATTTACTCATTTTCTGACTCCTCTTTCTGTATAAGTTGCGAAAGCATCGACGCCTTCTGTTGTAACTCAAGGAACTTCTTGACAGACTCTAACTCTGCTAGAGTTTCAAGCTGAATTCCGATTACCTGAAGATGTTGCTTCTTTTCGTCCATA